ATGGCTTCTATTCCACTCTGACTGCTTCAATTGGTGTTTAAAATAGGGAGAGTGATATGGCAGGATTAAGCACGACAGGGTTTAGCGTTAAACGATTAACAGATATTATTTCCTCTCTTAAAGCAAGTGCTAATACAGAGTTTAGTGGCTTCTTAACAGGTGGTGATGTACTAGATACAACAGATAATAGTGTACTAGGTAGATGGATTAAAATTATTGCCGAACCTTTAGCAGAGCTTTGGGAAACAAGTCAGCAAGTTTATAGCTCGTTCGACATTAACCAAGCAACGGGTGTTTCATTAGAAGAATTGTGTGCATTGGGCGGTGTTATCCGTAACACGGCTACAGCATCTCAAGCATTGCTAGTAAGCAAAGGTACTTATGGCGTAACAATCCCAACAGGGAGTTATGTTCGTAGTGCCAACACAAATAAGGTGTTTGAGTTTCAGGAGGATGTAGTTCTAAATGAAACAGGTGCAACAGCTATCCAAATCACACCTACGGTTGTGGCCAACAGTACGGTTTACTCTTTCACCTATAAAGTTCTTGGTTCAAATCTTAATCCCGTTACTGTTACTTATACTAGTGGTGTTAGTGCTACTACTTCTAGTATTGTCAACGGATTGATGGCTGTTGTTAATGCCTCTCACTCCACTTATATTGAAGCAACATTGGTCGGGACTGATTTGCAAGTACAGGTAACAAACCAAGACTATGCTTGCGACTTTGTAGCAACACAATTCACGATTAATAAAGCTAAGAAACAAACTCTAGCTACTTGTACAGAGACAGGTGTTAACTTACAAGATGCTAACACTGTTGAAACAATTCAATCACCTCTAGTTGGGTGGGATACGGTGACAAACCCGTTTGCAGCTATAGCAGGTAAAGTGGTAGAGACTGATGCTGAACTACGTTTACGTTTCTTACAAGCTAAGTTTCAAGACGGTAGCAATACTTACGAAGCTATCTATGCTGCCATATTAAAACTTGATGGTGTTAAGCAGATTGTTATTTATGAGAATGAAACTGATACAGCTTTCGTATCCCCTCCTGTTCCTGCCCACAGCTTCTACCCAATTGTGTTGGGTGGTATTACAACAGAGATTGCTAAAGCTATTTGGAATAACAAACCAGCAGGCATATTGAGCTACGGTACAGTGACAACAGGTGTGGCAGATAGTCAAGGCATATTACACAATATTTCGTTTGACAGACCTACAGATTTGCCAATTTACATTTCTTTAACTATCTCAGTTGACAGTACGTTTCCTACAGATGGTGAGGATTTAATCCGTACAGCTTTAGTCGATTATTTAAGTACACTTGGGATTGGCGAAGATGTTTTGTACAGTAGATTGTACACACCAATCAATAGTGCAACAGGCGGCTTCTACGTTAGTGGAATGACTATCGGTACAAGTGCAGCACCTGTAGGAACAAGCAACATATCTGTTGATTATAACAAGATTGTCAATATATCAGCTTCTAATATCTTAGTATCGTTTGTGTAAGGAGGGGTTATGTCTAGTATAGTAGAAGTAGATTACCTCTCTCAAGCAAGAAGTAGATACACGCAACAATTTAAAAACAAACCAGTATTTGATGCTCATATTAAGATATTCATTGATGAAATTCTTGAGCTGCAAGACACATTTCAAGATTTGATTGGGCTTAGAAGCTTAGAGACAGCAGTAGGCGCACAATTAGATATGATTGGTGCTATTGTAGGTCAACCGCGCGCGTTAGTTGATTTCTCATTGTTCCCTTTCTTTGGTTTTGATGGGGCTTCTCAGGCACAAACATTTGGTAGTTTATACGATGCGGCATTAGGTGGAACATGGAAATCCATCTCTGACAGCGAAGGGGCTTCATTTGAGGTAGATGATGACACTTACCGTTTTATTATTAAAGCTAGGATTGTAGCTAACATATCAAACACAACTCCTCAAGGTGTTATTGACGCTGTTAATTATATCGTTGGAAGAACAGACAGCAGCATAGTAGAAATGGGGAACGCACACTTAAAGATTAAGCACCACGCTACGCTAACAACACTACAAGAGTATTTCTTGAGGGGTTTGAGCAGTATTGGAAGCATCATACCTTTACCTATTTGTGTCAGCTATGAGATTGCTACACTCTCAACAGTTGTTAATTATGAGTTTAATGGTACAGATGGTGACACAACGACAACCGATAGTGTTGGCAATACGACAGCAAGTGGCCTCGGTGTTGTGAGTGGGTCGTCATTCGCGTACATTTTTAACAACAAACTTCTAGCTCGCAACAACTACACAACGATAGATGATAGTGGTTCTCTGAGTCCTGATTTGATATTCGAAAATGATTTTGAGATTGAGGTTGCAGTATATTATGACGGCTGGGCGTATGCTTACGGCGAAACGATATGGAAATTGCAAAACGGGTCTGGAATGGTGATGAACTTAGACGCATTTAAAGACGGACATATAGAGTTATCGGCAAACCCAACAGCACTGGTGGGCGGTGGTGGTTTAGTAAGTTTTCCATCGGGTATAAATTTAGCTGCCCAACAAGTCATAAAAGTAGCAAGAGTTGGTAGTACGATAAGCGTCTATGTTGATGGAATTTTAAAGGGTGCTACTTCTTCAACGGGAACAGTAAACGCGGGTCGTATTAATTTTTGGTACACAAATTTTGAACGGTTCGTCGATTATTTACGAATCAAAAAAGCATAAGGAGCAACAAGTGGCTAAGATAGTAAAACCAGACCTAACCTATCAATGGGCTAGTGCTGCTGGCGGTGGCTCTGTTGCCCCCAATAGTGCAAAGATTCAGACAGGGCATATTGTAGAGAAACCTAACTACGAGTACATGAACTGGCTTCAAAACAGACAAGATACAAGTATTGCATATACGTTTCAAATGGGTGTTCCTGAATGGGACTCGTTGGTAGAATATCAATACCATGCTAACTACAAATCATACGTTCAACGTAATGGTCTTATTTATAAGGCTTTGCAAGTAGGTACAAACAAAGACCCTGCAACTGAGGCCGCTTATTGGGCATTAGCGTCTGATAATTATGGGAGTGCTGCTACAGTACAAACTAACCTTAATACACACATTACAAACTATGGAACATTAGCCTCGTTATCTAACGCTGCTACAGCACGTTCTAATCTTAGTGTGTATTCTACAACACAAGTGGATAGTGCGTTAGCATTAAAGGCATTATTGGCTGGCTCTAGCTCTCAGTTGTTCAATGCTGCTAATGGTACAGCAGGGTATGAAGTAGTAAATAAAAGTCAACTAGATACAGGACTAGCAACAAAAGCTCCTGTAGCTGGTAACGCGGCACAAGAGTTTGCTGTTGCTACAGCGACAACAGGTAACAGTGCTGTCAATAAAACACAGTTTGACGCTAAGACTGGGCAAGCTACCACTACAAATCTTGGTATCTCAAGGGCAGCTTCACAGGCAGAAGTAAATGCCCTGACAAATACAACAGAGTATGTAGCTCCAGCTACGGCGGCATCTGCCCCGTGGGCAGCTAAAGCTTGGGTTGTGTTTGATGCGACAGGCAGTATTAAGGCAAGCTATAACGTAGCCTCTGTTGCCAGAAACTCTATAGGTGACTTCACTATTACTTTTACGAACGCCATGACAAGTGCAGATTATGCGGTTAACACCAGCTTACGGACAAGCGGCAGCTCAACGGGTATTGTAATGATTAAAAATGGAGGGACACTAACTGCAAGTGCTTTTCAGGTAGAAGTATTCGATAACACACAGAGTTTAAGTTTGGCTGACCCACATAGGGCTTTTATCTCTGTTTTTGCATAGAGGTATAAAATGATTACAGAGCTACAATTAAAACAGATTGCACCAAAATGCAAAGATACTAAAGAATTGGTTGTAGCTTTGAATACATTGCTACCTAAGTATAACATTACAACTCCACACAGAATAAGTCACTTCCTCGCTCAGTACGCTTGTGAGACTCAAGGGTTTACCAAGTTTATTGAGAACACGAATTATACATCACCTGAAAGATTGTTGGCAATATTTCCTAAGTATTTTAGGTCTAAGCTTATAGCCACTGCCTATGCAGGTAAGCCGCAAGAGATTGCTAACCGTGTGTATGCTAACCGTTACGGTAATGGTGATGAACAGTCAGGTGATGGTTTTAGATACAGAGGACGGGGATTATGTCATTTGACATTCAAATCTAACTATTATCAGTTCTCATTAGAAACTAATGTTGATTGCTTGCGTCACCCTGAATTGTTAGAGGAGTTGCACTATGCTGTCATGGTGGGGTGTTGGTATTGGAATAAACGTAAGCTTAATGATGACGCTGATAAAAACACTGAACAGTCTTTCCTTGATATAACAAAAGCTATTAATGGCGGCACTAATGGGTTAGCCGATAGAAAGGCTTATCTCACAATTTGTAAGAAAGTGTTTGGAGGGTGAAATGGAACGATTTATTACTTGGGTAGGTAAAGCCCTCTCATCTAATAATCTCCCCTCTACTAAACGATTAGGAATCTTCTTAGGTTTGAGTGCAGCTTTCATTAGTGTTATTGTTGTGCTTTCAATCTTAGTAGGAATAAGTTTGAATGTCCCCACAATTCATTATCTGTCTGTTTATAGTTACTTGCTTGACGCTCTTAACATTCTTATTGGGCTTATGATTAGTGGTGGTACAATTGGTTATGTAGCTACAAG